GAGCGGGCGGCATCGCGGCCCGACTCCTGTCTGAGGCCATGATACCGCCCGCATAGGAGCGTCCTATAGGTTCTGTCACATTCCGAGGGCCGACTTAAGGGACCCGAAGCCAGACGCCTCGTTGCCCGAGTACCAGGGGCTCCGAGGATCGGTGACCACTGCTCCCTTGGGCGGGAGCCACAGGTCCCTCTTCAGCTTCTCGGTAGCGCCCTCGTCCTCGGCGTTACGGGTGAGGATCCACCACATGACGTGGCAGAACCGGTTCAGGGGCAGGGTCTCCAGATCGATCCCGTGCCCGAGGCAGAACCCGTCGATGTAGTCCCACTCCCCGTACGCCGAGGCTAGAAGGCGCTGGATCACGTAGGAGGGTTCTCCCCGGCCTCCTCCATGACGGCGGAGATGAGCTCGGTCAGGTCGGGGATGTCAAGGTCGTCGGCGGGGTTCTTGAGCCGCTTGACGACCTCGGCGCCAGTCTCCTTGCCGAAGAGGACGTGGCACCACTTGGCCAAGCCGTCGATGATCTTCTCGGAGTCCTCGTCGGCGTCCTTGAGCGCCTGGGACAGGAAGATGGCGACGGACGCCTTCGGGGGACGGACCTTGTACTCGGTACCGACCAGGTCAACGGTGATGGACTGCCGGGTCTTGCCGGGGATCGTGATAGTAGCCATGAGGCGATTCTAATGGAAGTCAGAGGGCTTGATAAGCCGGAGCGCGTCCCGCACGAAGTGGGCGCCCTTGATGCCCCTGACCCATTTCGCGAACACGGCCTGGCTGGACCCCTTCGGGGTGAAGACCATGCGCTGAGCCCTGGCCGGCCCGTGGGCCCGGGTGCCCTTCTCCTGGTAGGCGGCGTAGGGCGTGCGGGCGCCGATCTCGAAGGTCGGGTTGAGCGGGTGCTTACCGTGGACGCGCTCAATAGTGACGGAGTTCACCATCCTGCCCGAGTTCACGCGCCCCTTGGCGCGGATGTTGCGCTGGATGCGGCCCTGCGTGCGGCGAGACGCCTTCAGGGCGGCCTGCTTAGTGATCTGGGCCACTTTATCCTCACGGATGGGGCCCTTGAACCGGACGTTGACGTGAACCATCTCACACCTCGGAGGTCACGGGCAGTTGAGCCGGACCGTGAAGGTCCACTCGCCGGCCACGCAGCCGCCGTCAGGGCCGGACGCCTGCCAGTCCATCGCGTCAGCGTTCGTGGAAGACGTGAGGAACTTCCCCAGGTCGGCCATGTCCTGGTGCAGTACGGCGGCGTCCGCCGTCAGGTCGAAGGGGCGGGGCCCGCGGCCCCGATCATCCACGACCTCGACGCAGCGCAGCGTGCCCAGCGCGTAGGTCGCGGCCCAGTAGCGCACCGAGCACGCATCGCCGCCGGCGGCTCGGGGGCCGAAGACGGGCGAGACGGAGACCGTACGGACGTACAGGTGCCCGGCGCAGCACTCGTCCCACGCCACCTCAGCGCCGGGAGCGACGTAGGCCTGCGAGACCGCGTTGGACAGGGCCTGGGCGCCCCCCTTGAGCAGGGCGAGCGCGGTGGAGTGGACGACGGACGGTGCCGGCGAGGCTACTCGGCCTGACAGGGTGGAGTAGTCCTCGCTCTGGGCCCGGCTACGGCGCGACAGGCGCGGCGCCGGGCTCACCAGATCACCCCGCCGCGGCGGTTGGATGGCTGCCGGCGCGCGTAGTCGTCGGGGTTGTAGGCCCGAGCGGCCTGTCGAGGCTTGCGAATTGAGGCGACCCAGGAGTCCACCAGCCAGATGCCAGTGCGGCCCTCCTGCATCTCGTCGAAGTCGTCCTGAACCTGCACGGTGACGCCCTGACGAGTGACCGACTGGAGGCGGGCAGGTAGGGCACAGTCGCGGTCCATGCAAGCAGCCTTGGCCAGCTCGAGTGCAAGCACGCCGGCGGCGACCTGACCGCCCTCAGGGACCGGCACTCCCTGCGAGTAGCGAATCTCCCAGGTGCCCTCCTCGGTCGTCGGCCGGGAAAGGTCTTGTACCGAGGGGAATACAAGCGGAACGTCGGGGCCGGCCGGTGAGGTGCGTCCAGTGAGCTGAAGCACAGAGCGGTTGATGAGGCGGTACGCGCCCAGAGGTAGCGCCTTGCCGTTGATCGTGACCTGATGCACTCGGTGGACGTTACCGGGCAGGCGAATGGCAGGCGTCCCTGAGGTGTGGGTGCAGTAGGGGCCGCACAGGCCGCACACGACGTCGTGCAGGACCCCTCCCAGGCGGAATGGGAGGAAGCTCCTCAGGTAGTCCTGGGACTGGTAGGTGGGCGGCGGTACGCAGTCAGCGGGCTCTGGCCGGATTGTGACGATGTCGGTCCCGAACCGGCGCCCGGTCCACTCCCAGAGCAGCTGAGTAGCCATGGCCTCGAAGGTGTGCTGCTGCTCGGGCCTGCCGGCCTCGTCCAGATACTCCTTCAGGTCCTCGCACGCGCTGTAGGAGACCGGCCAGTCTCCCGGGCCGTAGCCCCTCTCGATGTCCTGCATGCCCTCTCCTACAGCGCGTACGTGGTGCGGGATGGCTACGCCGCCGTCGATAGGCGGTGCCCGCACGGATGAGTATACCTATAGGACCCTCTTAAGGGTCACAGAGGCGGGTTTGCGGGGTGCATGTACGGCGACAGCCCCGCAGGGCGTTTGTGCGCCCTGCGGGGCTGTCAGTGCCTCTGAGGGTGAGGGTGTGCCTCAGGCGACGGTGACGGGCTGGTCGCTGTCCGGCGGGGGAGCGAGGGCCGTGTCGATCATCAGGAGGTGGTCGAGCGGGTCGAGCGGGGTGGGGAGCTTCGCGTTGTCGAAGCCGCCGCCGCCCTGCTTGGCCTTCTTGACCACGTCGTAGGGGCCAGTTCCCCAGGCGTTGCCGGACTTGGTGACGGCGCCGGTCATGGAGAACGAGATGGCGTCCTCGCCGTTGACCTCGATGTCGCCGATGGTGCCGGCGGTGATGAAGGGAAGCAGCAGGTAGCCGCTGGCGTCCTCAGCGCCCTCGGCACAAGCCTGACCGGACAGGCCGGTCCACAGCTCGAGCGCGAACTTCTTCTCGATCTTGCCGTAGGCGACCTTGAAGCCCGCGGTGTCGCCTGCGTGGTCCAGGTACTTCGTCGCGTTGGTGACGATGTCCAGGACCGAGGGGTTCACGCCGCAGAACTCGAGCTCGACCGAGAAGAACTTGAAGGTGTTCGACTGCTTCTCGTTGACGCACAGAGAGCCATCGGCCTTGCGGACCGTGATCTCCGTGCCGTCCTCGACCTCAGCGGCCAGCTTGATCGACACGAAGCCGGAGGTGGCCACCGGCTTGTGCTGGGCCTTGTCGAACTTGCCGCAGGTGTCCAGCGGGGTGACGCGGATGCGCTTCCCCAGCACTGGTGTGTATGAGTGCGTCTTCGCCATGGTTCAGCGCTCTCCTTCGTACGTGATTTGAGTGATGGTGTAGACCGCGGCCGCGGCGATCACGGCCAGGGCGACTGATGCTGCGCGGGAGATCACTCTTCCGCCGCCTTCAGGTCAAGCTGCGGGATCCCCGCGTCCACGGTGACCCGGAACGCGTCCCACTTGTTGAAGCCGATGACGTACTGCCGCTCGGCCACGCCGGTGAGGTCGTTCTGGCTCTTGTCGAAACCGCCGGCCCCGTTGGTCGAGGTGAAGGCCTCGCCGCGGTAGATGACGAGCGGGCCAGTGGCCACGACCTGCATCTCGTCCGGGTAGCCGGCGCCCACGACGACCGGAGTGCCTAGACGGGTGGCGAAGCCTCCGCCTTTCCCCTCCTCGATCAGCTTGGCGCTCGCCATGAGGCTGGCCAGGCGGCGCGGGATGTGCAGCGTCGGCTGGGCGCCGTACTGCGCCGCGTAGTGCTCCAGGACGGCAAGGCCCTGAGCCATGTCCAGCTTCCCATTCCCCTTGACGGAGTAGGAGCGGACCTTGCTCAGGCCCAGCCCGCGGCCGGGAGCTCCGGTCCAGAGGGCCTGCTCGACGGCGTGCTCCTCCTGGAGGAGCAGGCGGGAGGCGGCGATCTGGGTAGCCTCCTCGGGGGAGTGCCCTAGGGGCGTGGTGCGGAAGGCCGCGTACACGGTGAGCGGGGCCTGCGACTCGAGGGTCAGGCACTTCGGGTCGGTCAGGGTCTTCGGCAGGCCGGGGACGGTGCCCGGTATCTGCCACTGGCCGATGGCGCCGAGCGGGGCTCTCTCGGAGTCCTCCCAGGTGACGCCGTTCTCCCAACGGACCGAGGAGTCCTCGATCGGGGAGAACTGGGAGAAGAGCCCGCCAGGCAGCGGCGATGCAGCCGGGGCGTCCACCCGCTGCTTCGGTGCGATGATCGGCATGTGTCCTCCTTGCTGGACGGTGACTGGCTAGAGATGGTCACGGGGCGGGCGGGGTCTTGCCGCCGCCCGCCCCGGAGTCATCACTTGGCCGGGTCAGCCGTGCCGTTGGCGAGCAGCTTGATGCCGGTTCCGGTTCCGCCGTTCGGGTTGAGCGGGACGGTCACGACGCGGGCGTCATGGCCACGCTTGGCGACCAGCCAGCCTTCCTCGGTGAACAGGGCTGTGTAGTCGTTCTGGGCGAGCAGGACCGAGTCGTAGACGGTGTCCAGGGTGATGACGTCCTGGCTGCCCTTGACGAAGGTGCCCGCGGAGTAGAGCAGGAACTTCAGGCTGCCAGGCCACACCTTGAAGGCACCGGCGTCGCCGGTGAGGGCCTGCCAGTCGTAGACGAACTGAGCGTTGACGCCGCGGCTGCGGAACCAGGCGTCGATGCGGCTGTCCGGGACGTCGATCAGCTCGACTCCCTCGCGGCGGGACAGGTCGGTGCGGATGGCGCCGCGGACCCAGTAGGGGAAGACCGCCTCCAGGGTGGTGGAGCGGGAGAGGCGCTGCGCGTAGCGGTAGTGCTCGACCTGCAGCTCGATGGCGGTCAGGATCGGGGCGGCGGCGCCGATCTGGCCGGAGTCCATGGAGACGGCGGTGGACTGGGTCTCCATGGAGGCGATGATCCGCTCGCTCATCTTGTGCTCGTGAGCGACGAGGGCGCCTCGGATGGTGCGAGCGACGAGCTCGGGGTAGCCGCGCTGCTGGAGCAGGCCGGCCTGGATCTGGATACCGGCGGCGGAGAGGCGGACCTCCTCGAAGTCGGTGCAGGGGACGCGGTAGACGGGCTTGGCGCCGACCTTGTTGGTCGGGTCGGTGGCGGAGGTGGGGGCGTACTTGCCCTCCTTCGCCTCGGCCTCGGTGAAGTTGAAGGAGGGGGCCGCGTAGAGGTCGGCGAACTTGGGGCCCTTGGTGAACTTGATGCCGCCGCGGGTGACGTTGATCTCAGGCAGGGAGATCAGGCCGTCGCGGGACTCGTCCTCGAGCAGGTCGTAGACGGTCTCGGAGGGGGCGCACCAGCCGCCGGCCGCGACCAGGGAGCCGCCGGGCAGGTTCTTCTCGTTGACGGCGAAGGCCATGGCGGCCTCGGCGCTCTCCGGGGTGCCGACGGTGGCGCGCTCGTCGAAGGCCTTGCGCACGACGGCGAGGCTGTGACGCTCGCTCATAGCGCGGCCGGCGCGGGCGGCGGCGGCGTAGGCGCCGGAGTTGAAGCCCTGGAGGCGGCGGTCGAGGGCGACGGCCAGGTCCTCGAAGGAGGCGTCGCTGTCTGCGGCGAAGCCGGGAACGTCGGCCACGGTCATACGGGCCTTGGGGGCGGTGTCCTCCACGGAGGTCTCCTCAGTGATCGCAGGTGCGGGGGTGTGAACGTGCCGACGGATGCCGGACAGCTTGATGGGGCCGCGGGGAGCGGCGGCGGTGACGGCATCGGGCTCGGTCTCCGGCTCCGCGTCCACCTCGGCGGCGGGCTCGACGTCGGCCGCGGCGGCCTTGGCCTTCTTCTCGGCCTCCTCGGCGGCCTTCTTCTCAGCCTCGGCCTCGGCGATGTCCTCCTCAGCCTCGGCCTTCTCCTCGGCCGGGGTGTCGTCCTCGGCGACAGGCTTGTCGGCGCCGACCTTGGCGGCCATCTCGGCGGCCTTGGCGGCGCGCTCGGCGGCGGCCTGCTCGCGGGAGCTGATCTCAGCGGACAGGGCCTCGATGCCCTCGGTCAGGGTGCCGAGCGTGGCCAGGTCCTCGTCGGTGAACTCGCCACCTGCGTAGAGGGTCTGGAAGGCGTCAACGGCCTTGGAGCGCAGGTCGCCGAGGTCGGCGGCGCTCAGGTCGGACAGGTTCTCAGGGATCTCCAGGTCGAAGGTCTCGACCTGAGCGTCATCGGCCTGGTCGGCGAAGACGGTGATGTCGAAGTGCTTGCGCATGTTGAGGGGTCCTCCGTGTCTTGTTGCTGGGCAGGGTTCCCGTCCCCAGCGGGTACGCACGAGGCCCTGCTGCCATGCCGTTGGCTCAAAGGATACACCTATGAGTGAGATACACCTCCATAGGCATGGACAAAGCCCCGCACCGCCATGAGCAAACGGTGCGGGGCTCTGCTGATCCACCCAGCGTCAGGAGTCCATGAGACCTCTAAC